AGTCAATAGGCCAATACATATTGTGCTAATAGCACCTATGACAATATTTATCATTAGTTCCATACTTCTCACCTCCTTCCATTAGAAGTAGGCTTTATATTTAGTATGGAAACACCACTCTATAGATTGAAGTTCCTTAAAAAATTATAACATATACTTTTGAAAATAGGAATATGCGTAAAAAAGAACTAGAGCATATAGCCCTAGTTCATATGGTTGATATTATGCAATTTGGTTATTAGTTACCATCTGCACTAGCTAAAGAATCTCTTATGTGTGTTCTAGTGCTAACACGACGAGTTGTTATTTATGTACTATATAGCTAAAATAGTGTTTGATTCATACTAATCTGTATACTTTTATTTATTATATAATTAATCATTTACTTTTTATTCTAAATATTATACTATATAATTAGCATATTTTTTAATAAATTGAATATAGTATAATCAATAGAGAAGATGATTTTTAGTTTAAAAAAGGTACAATGTACGCTCTATTTATAAGAAGCTTATCGCATCGATTGATGGAAGCTTCTTTTTTATTTATCAAAATCTAAATTAAATGCCTTATATAAACTTTTATGTAAAGTAAATCTATTAGCTAAATTCATTTTCATTGTCGGATTTTTATGTTTAAACATTGCCTTGGTTTTATTTATAGTCTTTTTCTTCTTTTTATCATAATAAGGAGTTTCCATAATCTGTCCAATATATCCATTATCAAATAATATATTAAATACTTTCCTTATATAATCTTCACTTTTATTTGAAAAATATTTTTCTGCTACAAATCTAAATCTATTGTACGTAAAATCAATTCTTCCGATATCTGAAAAAATTATTTCAAAATTATCAATATCACTATCTAGCATAAAGCCACTTAATTCATTTTTCATTTCTTCATAAAAATATGAAGTCGAATATTGATCCATTACATACTTTAATTGAGAGTAATTTATTTTACTTTCTTTAGGAAACTCCATTTTGCATTGTTCAAGAAATTGTAAAATATCTCTAGGCTTGTTCAAAGTATATTGAAGAACATATTTAAATGAATTTAGATTATTAATTTTAGGAGGAAATATACTATTCCAGTGATTGTTCAAACTTTCTTCTGGAACTCCAGACAGTAGAAATCTTAATTTTACAACTTCCATTAAATCATCTGGATTATTCCAATCTAACTTAATCCCACCATCTCGTTTTATTTTATTAAAATCTGGATCTGTGATTGCACTTAGTATATCCTCTCTTGCAAGTATGATTATTTTTATAGGTATATGTTCTCTAAATAAATAATCATTTAATTGACTTATTGATCTAAATAAACCTGATAACATTTCTATTTTTAATTTTTCATGTCTTAAGATATCATCTAGCCCATCTATTATCAAGTAATTTTGATGCTTATTAAAATCTATATCACATAAACTCCTTTGTAAATACTCACAAAGCTCTGATAAAGAATAGTCAACTAATGTAAGTTTTCTTTTTTCAGTAAGCAATTTAATATGTTTACTAATAAACTCTATATTTTTAAAACTTCTAACAGTACTATTTATAGAATCTAGATACATTAAATTATTAGATTTTAAAAATTGAACTATATTATAAAAAGAATCAATTGATGTATAATCCATAGAAGTTGATAAAAATTTATATATTTCTATTAATAGAGTTAAATCCCAAGCTAATTTAAATTTTTGACTTCCATTATACTCTTCTCTACTTAAAGTTGCAAATTTATCAAATTCAAAATTTGCAAGTGTAACTTGATGTGCATTTAGATTTTCATTTGATTCAACTAAACTTCTAATTTTAGCACTATATGCTGTTTTACCTACTCCTTTATTCCCCATTAAAATAAATTCATTACTATTTAGTAACTTATCCAAAATTTCTTTAGGATCATAAAAAGCATTTTTAAAAATTTCTGGCCTACGTGTAAATTCAGTTTCTGAATCTGCAAACCCAAAAGTATAATCTTTTAATTTCATAAAGCATCCTTTCTCTAAATATAATTTCTACTTTATAATATCAAAAAATAATGCTATTTTCTACAGATTCATTTATAATATCATAAAATTATACTTTTAATAATCTTGTTTTATAAAGAATATTATATCAACTCTAGATAATCTGTACTTACATATCCAAGCCCCTTATTACCTTTGTAACCTTCTATGCTTATCCATCCATTTAAACAGTAATTAAGTTTAACTGTATCACTTTTATTAAGTTTTCCTATTACATTATATTGAGTTCCTCTATCATATCTAACATTTAATGCTGTTGCTGTTACTTTTGCTCTTCTTCCGATATAACTTCCATTTTTAAATCCTTCTGATTTTGTTTCAGATGAAGAAGATAGTTCCTGATTTAATATACCTTCTGCTATTTTTCTTGCAATTAAATCTTTCTCGTGAGCTTCGTCTCCTCTTTGATAATCTTCTTTACTATCACAGAAGAAACACTCTACAAGGATAGCTACAGGTTCAGTTTTAGTTAATATATATAAATCAGTTCTTTTCTTAATTCCTCTATCTGAGAATATATCATCTAATTTATCATTAACTCTTTGAGCATACTCCTTCCCTTTATTAGAGTAATATAACACTTCTGTCCCTTTAGCTGTTCCATTATAGGCATTTAGATGTAGTTCAACAACTAAATCATATCCTTTGCCATTTATTTTGCCTAACTTATAAGTTTTTTCTTGAGATGCTTTTGTAAATTCTCTTTCAGGACATACTATAACATCTACTTGATGTCCTTTAGATTTTAGATATTTTTGAACTATAGGAGCAAGTTCTTTGCAATATGCATATTCTAAAACTTCCCCCTTAGCACTTGTACAAGTTCCATTTTTTAATATACTATGACCTACAGTTATTGCTATTTTCATAATTACTCTCCTACCTTTTCTAATATTTTATCAATTTTATTTTCAGTTCTATTTAAATCGGCTCTTAATTCAGTTGCAGTTACTTGAAACGCATCTGCTAGTTGTTCATTTGTTGCTAATAACTTAGAATTAGTTTCTAATATCCTATCTTCTCTAGCACGATCTGCTTCTTTATCTTTTTGTCTTTCTTCTCTATCTAACTTATCTTTACTATTTAAGTAGTATCCAAGAGCAGCACAACATGCTATTGGAAATCCTACATTTTGTATTAGGTTTAAAAATTCCATTTTATCCTCCTTAAAATTTGAATATAAAAAAATCACTCTAAAAAATAAAAAGAGTGATTAAAATAATTTCATTTGTTTTATAGCATTAGTTTTATCTATCTTTTTTAATAAGTCACTATGGTCAACATTCATCATTTCAGCTACTTCTCTATTATCTACAGTTAATACATCTATATTTTCATTTTGTATTTGCTCTAAATTATTCATATATTTATCTCCAATCTTTTTATAATTTTGTACTAAAAAAGCTGTATTAATTTATTTTTAATACAGCTCTTTCATAATTATATTTTTACTAAATTTTCAAGTTTTGAGATTCTTTCTTCTAATATTTTTATTTGATTATCTCTAATATTAATTTCAGTTTTTAAAGCACCAACTATTACACTTATATAACTACCTACACTATATGAATACTCGCCTTTTTTACCTATGATTAACTTACTTCCAACTTTTGTACATACTATATCGTCTGCTATAAATCCAAATTCTTTATGCTTTTGATCAATATAATTATATTTAGCTAGATGTAAATCATTTTTAATAAATTCGTGCATATCTAAAAGAGTTATATCTTCATTTAACTTTGATATTCCAATATTTGAATTTACATACTCTATATTCTCTTTATATGATCTATCAGAAGTATTTAAAGAATTTACTGAGTATACAGTTCTGTATCTATGAGTAGACTGTCCTAAATCTAAACCATTATTATAACTAGGATACATTTTACCCGTTATAACTGTTGGATATATCTTTAATTCGCTTCCTAAGTATTCCATCAAAATTGGTTTACCACCATTTGTAGAGTAAAATTTATTACATTGGAATTCAGATGCACCTATTGCATTTGCACCTATTATATTGTTACCATTCATAGCTAAATATCCAGTTAGATTTAAATTGGTATACAAATATGCCCCTTTTGTAATTCCTGCACTTGATTTATCTACAAAATTTATATTAAATACACTTGTTAATCCTGCTCCAGCTATATTTTCTGTATCATTTACCCATGAAGGAGCATATGCAATTTGAAACATATCACAGTTTCCGCTTGCTAAAAATCCAAAACTAGAATATGTGTTACTTGTAGGTAAAATAGGCTGCATAGAACCTAAAAATTTTCCATTATTTGAATTATAACCATAAAGACCACCATTTTTAAGAGAAGATAGTTTTTGATTATTTTTAATAAAATGAAATCCATACTTATCCAGTTTTGTAGATGACGTATTTACTAATATATGACCATTATTAATTTGCTCTGTAATAGTGTTTGTTATGGCAGTTGCTGTTATTTTTTGCTCTGCAGTATTCATTCTAGTTTGTAAATTAGTTACATTTCCATTTATAGTAGCTGTTGTATTCTCTACATTAGATACTCTACTTGTTATACTAGATAAGTTAGTTTCTATAGACGAAACTTTATTATTTGTAGTAGTTATTTGAGTAGTATGAGTATCTATTTGATTTTGTAAATCATCAGATGATATTGACCAATCACTAACTTTGTTACCTCTTTCTATTTGAGCCTTTTTAAAAGATATTTTTCCATTTCTAAATAAACTTAATCTTATTCCAAATGAAGTAGTATTTACATTCGTGATTGTGTAAGTATATACAAATCTAACCCACTCATTATTTACAAGTGTTGGTTTATTAGAATTGTTATTAATTACAGATACATCCACATACTCAATTCTTGCTTTTTTAGCATCATAGCCTTCAACTATAAAAGGTACTTTAACATCCCAATTATTAACACTCTCGACTTTAATGTATACTGATACTGTAAAAGTATCACCTTTTTTACAAGGTATATATGAAGAAAATAATCCTTTTATAGTATTACTAGTTAAGCCACTAGCACTATGTGTTGCTATTTTATAACCACCTTCTTGTGTTATAGTAAATCCGCCTTGATTAAGCCAACCCTTCACTCTTGAATTGTCTATAGTAAAATCTTTAGTACCTAATATAAGATTTGAACTACCTATTTCAAGATTGTCTATTTTTGAATTGGCATCATTTGCTTTGTTCATAGCATTTGTAGCATTACTATTAGCTGTATTAGCTGTTGTCTTAGCAGTGTTCGCAGTTCCTTCCACTGCATTAACTTTAGAAGTTAAAGTAGTTGTTGTAGATTCAGTTGAACTAACTCTAGCTGTTATACTAGATAAATCTCTTTCTACTGTATTAACTCTAGTTTCAACACCTTTTATTTTCCCTGTTGCTTCATTAATTTGTGTTGTATGGCTACCCAACGTACTATTTATACTATTTACCGTTTGTACAGTGCGGTTATAATCATCTTTAAGTAATATAGTTTGACCATCTTTTACTATTTGAGTATTGTTAATAGCAGTACTTATTTGACCTTGCATAATGCCTATAGTAGTAGAATGAGATTCTGTTAATGCTTTAGTTGTATCAACCTGAGTTTTAATGCTATTAAATGCAATATCTAAAGTTTGATTCTGATTATTAAGCATTATCTTAGTAGACTTAATAGTATTAGTGTTAGTATCTTTATTAAACCCTGTTACAAAAGAACTATAATTAATTTGTTTTTCTCCTACTGAATCACTCGCTATCATATCACTAACAATTAAATCATTAGCTATAGCTCCTTTTTTAATTCCTGTATGATCTATTAATACTCCTATGCCTGTTTCATCGAATAAAGAAAAAGTAAAATTATTATTTTTATCTCTTCCTATTTGAACTCTTACTTTATTATTCTTATCCTTAAACTGTTGAGTTGCTCCTACAATTTCTATTCCACCATCATCTGACTTGATTCTAAATTTATTAGTAGATATATCTCCAGCATTAACTTTAGATACATCTAAATTCTCTATCATTGCATTTTTAATAAATCCATTTTCAACTGTTACAGAAGCACTTGTTAAGTGTAAAGAGTGAATATTTTCAGATGTTAAATTCCCATTTACAAGTGTTTGTATCTTAGCAACTTCCGATTCTACTATTCCAATAGTTGCAGAAACTGCTTCTAATTGAGTTATACTAGCCTTATTTGCTTCTAAATTATTTATTTGTGCTGTATGAGTTACTGTAATCTTATCTATTGTAGCTACATTTGCTTTTAATGTACCAAACTCCCCTTCTATAGCATTTAATTTACCAGTGATAGTAACATTAGCTGCTTCTAATTTATTTACTTTTATACTTATTGCTTCTAAATTAACTATTTTAGCTACTTCTACATCCAAGTTAGTAATATTCTCGGCTGGTAAATTTTCTACTTTTGAACCATCTATAGTTCCATTATCACTAGTGATTGCATCTATCGTATTGTTCTTAGCTTCATTTTCTTTTTGTAATTCTTCAAATGTTAATGTAGTGTTTCCTAACTCACAACTATTTTGCGAAGGATCATCAGGATACTGAATATACTTAACTATTCTTTGTTTATCTCTAAATTTTTCTTGTTTAGATAAAAGAGTTATAGTATCACCTAAAAAGAAGTCTAAAAAATTATATTCTTCACTTTGCTTAGCTAAATCCGATATACTTGCTTGATAGGTCCTTTTAGGCTTTGATAATTCATCTAATTTAACCTCGGCATCTTCCTTAAGACTATTTACATCTGTATATCTATTATCTTCCCAAATAAGTTCTAAAACTTTATTTGAGTACTGGAAGTTTTCAATATACTCTTTGCCATTATTTATACTTGCTATGGTAAGTCCATCTTTCCCTTTAGGATATAATCTAGTTGCATAATCATATGTATCAGAAGGTATGCTAAAAGATTTTAGGTTTAATTCATCACTAAAATAAACTCCTCTATCTTCTCCAAACTGTTCATATACATATATAATTTTATTTATTGCATCATACCTAATATCGACTCTAAATACTTTTCTAACTTCTTTTAGTACTTCTAAAGCATTTGTATTAGTAAGTCTTACTGTTCTTCTTTTAGTTATATTATTATCTGCTAATATCCAACCTGTTCCAGCTATAGCTAATCTTATAGTGTCATTTACATTATTATTACTTGTATCAAAACTAGCTATAGCTTTTCCAACTAAAGCCTCAACATTTATATTACAACTAAATCTTTTAAAATTATCACTAGGATCTATTGCTTTAATAACATACTCATTATCTTTATTTCTTATATATCCTTCTTCTTCAAGTAAGTTTATTTTTTCATCAGAAATAGAAAGAGAGAACTCAAGTAGGTCCTCTCCACTAAGTACATATTCTATTTTTAAATCTTTAGTATCTGTAAGAGTATCTATTGCAACATGCTCTTTGTTATATAATTTCAACATGCTCTTACTCCTTTTTCATTATTCTTCTATCATATAGTCTATTAGCATAAGTTCTGCAGGAGTTATATTACAGTTACTATTAAATAAATCATCTTTACTAAACTTATGTATATTTATATCAATTTCTATGTCTAATAACTCATTCATATCTTTATTCCAAGATTCTAAGTTTCCATCAGCTATTTTAAATTGATTGTTTTCATCAATTAAATTACCTTCTTCATCTTTTAGACAATATTTATCTATTAATTTTTGTCTTTCTTTATTATATATTTCTAATTCTTTTTCTATCTTAGAGATATTCTTTGCTATAGCATAAGAAACTTTGATAGGTAATTGCTTATGTGTTAAATTCCCTAATAAATTTGCATCATTTACTATTTTTCTATTTGTTAATTTCATAATTATTTACCATCCTTTTTTATTGATTTTGTTGTTAATTTACCATCTAAGATGACTGATATTTCACTATTTATTGAATCCTCAACCTTATATACTTCATCTTCAAACTTTGCAAAATCAGCTCTAATTGATGCTTTATTTGCATTGTATAAGTCTTGATTAGCTATACTTTTGTTTATATTTGCACTTTGACCATCTGTGCTTATGCTCGCACTCATATATGCTACTACTTGTCCATCTATATAACTATTCCCATTCAAATTTATTGTTGTATTTATTTTTAACATAGTTATTATCCTTTCAAATTTAAGTATAAAAAAAGACCCTAACCTTAGGATCTTCTAATTATTTATTTAATTTTTATGGAATGAATATTATTCATATGTTCTACAAGTTCATCAAAATCATTTATATTATCTATGATTTTAACAGTTTCTTCTGGAGCGTTTGTATACTCTTTGAATATTTCAATTGAACCATTGTTATTTAGGATATCTCTACATCTATTTACAATATACTGCAGTTCATCTAAATAGTGTTTTTTTTCCTGTATATCTCCCTTAGATGCCATTACATAGAAATCTCCAAATCTAGTACTATTTATTTTTCCAGTATTTTTAAAACATTCATTAGTATCTAAATACATATTTAACCTCCCTTCTATTTATTAAATTAATTATACAATATTTGCTACCATCTTTCATTGTATTTAACAGTTACATTTACATCTTCTCTATTTACTTTAATTGTATTAGATCCTGGTCTTAATATAGGAAATTCCCATATATCAACATCTTCTATTTTTGATTTACCTCCTGCTAATACTTTACCAGAGCCAATATATATCTTTTCATTACCTTTTATATTATTTACAGTAATATCTGTATCGTTTATAGAAATAACTGCTTCTGTTACATTTGTATTAGCTAATATTTCTAAATTAGCATAACAAGGTTTAGGACTATTTATAGTAATTGTTTTACTTGTATTTATAGTTATACTTTTTTCTGATTCATACATATTAAATAAATCAAAAGTTAAGTTTAATTTACACGAGTTATTAGTTAATACAGTAGGTTCGGATGTAGTTTTTATATTTATTTCATAATAAAAACTACCTATATTAACTATAGAGTATTTTATTTCTTCTATAAATCTACTAATATTCTTCTGTATATTTTCTTTACTCCCATAAAAAATAAATATAGTTTCTACTGTTCTTAATTCTTCAACATTCATTCCTTTAAAAGGATTTATATTATTGCATGTATATACTATAGAATTATTTTTATATGTAGAAGAATTTGGTGTGAATTTTATACATCTGCATTTAAATATATCTATATTTTTATTGTTTACTAACATTTAATTACATCCTTTTTCTAACATTTCTAGCCATTTTTTTGCTAACATAATCCACTATTTTTTCTCCTTCAAGATTTACCTGAATTATAATATCCTCATTATTAAGATTATTATTTTTCATTAGTGAGATAAGTTGATTTAATAATTCATTTGTTTTAGAAATATTATCTTTATTTGAATCATTATGTTTAGCTTTAGTTATAGATACTCTCTCAGAATAACTTGAATTATAATATCTACTTGATATAGCAAAATCACTAATATCTGGTGTTCTTAATTGGTATGTTGGCTCTAAGCTAGCTATTGTAGGTATATCATTATTAGTAGGAATACTTCTAACTTTAGACTGTGCAGAAATACTTTTATTAACTGTTGTCTTAGTAACAGTTCCTGTAATCGGTTTAGAGTAAGCTTTTCTAACTCTATTCCAATCTGAAATTGCTGCATCAGCCATTTTACGAGTACTAGTCGTAACTCCTTTATACATTTCTGATGCACTCTGACGTACTTTTAAAGACATTGCACTAGCACTATCTCTTACCCCATTATGCATATGACTTGCATCTTGTCTAGATTCATTTGCCATTTTATGCGTAGATGTATTAACGCCCTTCATCATATCTGTTGAGCTTTGTTTTGCTTTTTGCTCCATTTTATAGAATGAAGTACTTACACCTTTGTACATTGTTGTTGCATTTTGTTGCATAGCATTGTTAGCTGAACCCATATCTGTATTAGTAGTATTTTTTATAGCATTTAAAGATTTAGATACATCTTTAGCCCCTTTATCTAAATTAGTATTAAGAGCATTAGTACCATCTTTAGTATGAATGTCCATACTTTGTTCAATTTGTTTAGAATCAGCTTCAACATTATTGCTTAACTCATCTATACTAGTAGAACCATTTGTATTAGCTTGTTCAAAATAAGCCGACATTTGAGCTTCCATTTCTGCAACAAATTGAGGACTTGTTTGAGATAATTCTTGAAGTCTGCCTTTTATATGACCTTCCATATCTCCTATAGCATCTTTTCCTGTTAATGCTATTCCTCCGAATAATGTCTCCCAATGACCACCCATTGATGCTAATTGAGCTATAGTTTCGTCACTCATATTATTTACAGAACTTACTACATTTTCAACTGTAGCATCCATACCAAATTGAGATATAGTAGTTAAGTTATCAAACATATTTTGAGCAGATTGTTTTACTCTTTCAGATCCATCCATTACATTTTTATCTATTAGATTCATTGCATCTGAAATGTCTTGACTTATTTTATCTGATGTAAACTCTCCACTTTTGGCCATACTTTCAAGATTAGCAGTAAATTTATTATGAGCATCTTCTTTACTCATATTTTCATATATACCTTCAAATAATACCGCCATAGTGTCTGAAGTGCCTCGAAGGATAGTTAATGTATCTGCATCTAAACCTTGCATTCTAGTTACAAATGTATCTGCCATTTCGCTAGCATTATCAGCTGTAAGTTTTGGTAATTCTTTTAATGCTACATCAAATGTACCCGTTAAATTGTTTAATTCAATTTCTGTCATTTCTCGCATTAATGCAATCCCATTTGAACTTTCATAGTTGATGTTAGACATTGCTATTGCCGTATTATTTTCTACTTTTGCCCAGCCTTCTGCCCAAATATCATCAATAGATTTAAAGTCACCTTTTAAAATTGCTAATATAGTTTTCCCTAGTGTAGATAGTAAAATACCTATATTACCAACAGATAATTGTACAGTACCAGTCATATGCTCACAAATTTGTCCGATAACCTTCCCAAATGTTCCCCATTTTTCTTGTAAGTCAGATAATTTATTTTCATTATCACCTAACTTAGCCATAAGAGCCACTAACATTCCAATTAAAGCAACAAAACCTGCTGGTCCAGAAACTAATCCAATTGCATTTTTTAATAATCCAAACATTTTTATATTCCCGGAACCAGCTGTCTTTAAGGCTCCAAATAAGTTTACTGCATTCCCACCTACAATTAAAATTTGTCCTAGTACGGCAAGTAAAGGACCAGTAGCAGCGGCCACTCCAGCTATGGTTACTATATTTTTTTGCGCTTCTTCATCTAAATTACTAAACCAGTTTGCAGTTTCTGTTATCCATCCTACTATTTTTTCTAAAGTAGGCTCAAGAGCTTTAAATGCTTCAATTAATGCTCCCTCTATAGCAGATTTCATATTATCTATTTTACCGCCAAGGTTATCTTTCATAATAGTTGCCATTTCTTCTAAAGCACCATTACTATTCACTAACTGACTATGTAATTCATCATATTCATTTGATACCCCAGATAATAATTTCATTAAAGTATCAAACTGAGTTTTCCCACCAACCATTGCAGCATATTGCTGTTGCTGTTGTTCTGTTAGATTAGAAGTACCATCGGCAGTAACACCTAATTTTTTAGCCATTTCTTTTAATACTTCAACCATATTTCTTTGTTTTCCAGTTGAGTCGTATAAAGAAATACCCATTGCCTCAAGTGCTGTTCCTGCTTGACCAGTTTCTGTAATTAAATTTGAAAATACAGATATAAGAGCATTTCCAGCTTCTGAACCTTTAGTACCTTTATTTGCAAGTATCCCTAATAAAGCACCTGATTCTTCTAAAGGAATATTTAATGAACTAAACATTCCACCTGCAATTGTATAAGCTTCAAGCATTTGTTCCATAGATGTATTTGATTTTCTTTGAGCTTGTGCGACTATATCTAAATAAGTAGCAAAGTCTTCTGATGCAATCGAAGCACTACTCATACTATCAGTTACTAAATCAGAACATCTTGCTAAATCCATTCCACCTGCTTCTGCAGCTCTAAGAACGGGTTCTATTCTTTCAATTTGAGTTTCTACATCCCAACCAGCTAATGCAAGATATGTTAATCCTTCTGCTGCTTCACTAGCACTAAACGATGTTGAGCTTCCCATTTCTAAAGCCTTTTTCTCAAGATTTACATAGGATGTAGCAGTTTTATCTGCAATACCAGATGTTGCTTGAAGTTTACTCATTGCACTTGTAAAATCAGTTCCAGCTTTAGTTGCTGCAGCACCTGCTAATGTAATCGGTGCTGTTACTCCTGTTGTCATAGATTGACCAATTGATTTTAAATCATTACCAACACCATTTAAACTACTACTAATTTTATCAAAGGGCATTTTTAAAAGTTCATTAGATAGTTCTTTTACCTCTGCTTGAGTATTATTAAGAGCAGTTTTATATTCTTTTAATTCATTTTCATTTTGATTTATTTCATTTTCAAGAGTATTAAATGAATCTTTTAATTGTAATAGTTTCTGCCTATATTCATTAACTTGTGAACTATTTTCTCCATACATATTTGATGCTCTATCAAGATGTTGAGAGTATGTTTGTATTTTAGATTCTAATTGAGAATATTCATCTTTTTGTTTATTTAAAGTACTTGATAATTTATCAATTTCATTTTCATATGCTTCTATTTTACTGACACCTGACTTTATTTCAGATGAAAGTTTATTTATTTCATTTCCTAGCTTTTGAAAATATGTACCATTTTGATTTAACTCTGTTCCTAATTTATTAAATTCTGATTGTGTTAATTCTGCTTCTCTTGATATATTCTCTAGTTTTTCATCTAGTGTTTCAGTTTTATTTCCTAATTGTTCAAACTTAGTTTTAGAGTCATTAAGCTCCGTTGTTAATTTTGATATATTTCCTTTAGTTATTGTTATATCACTTGATAGTTTCGCTAATTTATCAGCATTTTTTTGAACTAAATCAGCTTGTTCTTTCCATTCCTTAGAGTTTTTATCAACGCTTCCGTCCATTTCTTCTAATTTCTTTTTACTTACTTCAAGGGCTTTAGCAACTGATTTATGCTCTTTTTCTTGTATTTCTAATTTTTTATTATTTGCATCAAGTTGTTTAGTTAATTTTTGTATTTTTGAATCTAAGCCTTGATATGTATCTTCAAGGTTTTTAACGCCTTTAGCTGCAGATTTAAACTCTTTTTCAGTTCTATTTATAAGTTTATTTAATGATGAAATTTGTTTATCTGCACTCTGAGACTCAAAACTAAGGGATATGGCTAATTCTCCTACTTCTTCTTTTTTATTAGACATTTAACCACCACCTTAAAATACTTCAACTTCTTCATCTTTTATATTGTTAAATTTCTTATATATATTAAGTTGTTCAAAATAATTTTTAGGAGTTATATTCCAAAAGTTATCATTTCTACCGATTATACTATTCCAAATATATTCCATATAATCTAACTCCCAATCCTTATCTTCATATAATAAATAATCATCTTCAAATATTGATTCTTCTTTACTCTCTTTAGTTTTTGGAAGACATTTAGTCATTACGTCATTTATATATGTAAAAATAGAATTAAATCTATTTAATGCTTCTAAATCATCTGTATCTTTTAAGTAAATTTCTAAGAATTTATTAGATTGTGATTTATCTATTCTTGCTAATGTATTAAGTACAAATGAAGAAATATAAAGCATATTGAACTCAGAAATTTTTATAAATATATTAGTAATACTTGTTTGTTCACCTTCATTTAAAAGGTCCTCTTGTATCTTCTTCAATGAATATATATCCATTGTTCCTTTAAATTCATGTCCATCTAAATTTAAAGTCGATGTATACATTTTTATCACCTACTTTTTATTAGCAATGCATACTATTAGTTAAAATAAAAAGACTGCATGAATTTAAAGCTATTCATACAGTCTTTTTATTTTCCTTTGATATTTTATATTACTTTGCCTCTGAAACTTCCTTAGAATCTAATTTTGTAGTTTCTATATCTTTTTCTATATTCTTCTCTGGTTGCTTTTTAGATTTTGTAACTTTAATTCTTCCTGTTCCATCATCTATATTAGTTTCTGTAGCTTTAAGTGATTCTGTGTCTGTAATTTCTTGAGGAAACTGTACTTCTTTAAACCAGTTTGTAACTTGTTGCTGATCTACTGTTGAATCATCCGTATCTATGTAGAAATACACTAGATTTACGCCTTCATGTTCACATGAACTTATAGAGTATTCTATATCATTTGTTTCATAGTTACCTTTTCCTTCTTCTATTGTTTCACCTGATATATCTGTTGGAGAACACTTACATGCATATACAACATATAGTCTTCTAGCACCGCCTGTTATTCTTCTCTCGAATAAAAACGCTCCTATAGGTGCTTCGTCTGTATCAGATACAGCTATCCCACCTTTAACGGCTTTATTTCCAAATAATAATACTCTTTCTTCCTTACTTAATCCTAATACAGTAAGAGATCCTTCTCCACCACCGTATAAGAATTCATTTATAACCGCTATATTATCAGCCCATTCTTGTATATTCTCATACTTGAATTTATTCTCTATTTTTTTCGCATGAAATATATGAACTGGAGAATCAAATGTAGAACCGTTAAACGGTGCAAAATGTATATTACTTAATCCTACGCACGCTTTTGTTTTTTTCATATTGCTACCTTCTTTCTTATATATTTTTATATTTTTAACACAAAAAGAGTAGTTTCATATACAAAACTACTCTTTTATATCTGTTGTATCCATTACATATATAAAGTCCATGCTTTTACCACGAACTCCTTCTCCTTTTAAATCATTACCGCCATCATAGATAAATCCATTTTCTTTTAATAATGATTTAATTTTTCTATATTTATTTATATTATCTAAATTCTTATACCAGTAATTAACTGTTATATAATATGTTTCAGTTAAATTGCCTTCTGTTGTTATATTAGAATCTTTATCGTCGTATATGCTAAATACTATATATTCATCTAAAGACTCTGTGTTATCTAACTCTTCCCATCCAATATCTATTCCGAATTGTTCAAGCAAATCGACTAATATTTGATGCATTTATTCCACCTACTTTTTTATTCCTGATGTTATTTCTTTCATTACAGTTTTATTTATAGCTTCATTAGCTTTTTTTATAGAATTATTGAATGATTTTTTCATCCATTTCCTACCTGCAACGGCTTTACCTCCTCTAGAGTAACCATGTTCTTGATAATATCCATATACTACTTCTCTTTCTTGAGCATTTTGAATCCCTACATGAACTTTTCTCTTTAAATCAGTTCCTTGTTTTTTACCAATATCTAAACTAGCTTTTAATCTTCCACCAGCTCTACGATTCTTTTTGTTAGGTGTATGCACAGGAACATTTTTCCTTTCTTCTTCAAGAATTATTTCTGCTCCCGCATCAAGGCTTTTGTCTATTACATTTTTTCTAATATTCTTCTGAATAGTCATTAGATTAGCTTTAACTTTGCTAAAATCAAATTCCAAGCCCATTTTAAGACTCCTTTTCAATTTCTAGTTGAATTAATTTATTTTCATTATTTATATTTAATGAACTAATTATCTTATACTTAACGCCATTAATGCCAATTTTATATTTTGATAAAATATCTTTACTTATTGATGAATCCAACTCTTTAATATATTTTAAAGTTATCTTTTTCTGAACAATAATTTTAGATATATCATTAGATGTCTTTTCTCTAGTCGACTTATCTAAAATATTTTCTACTTTACACCAAGCATTTTTAAAAATATTTAAAGTTTGATTTGCTATAGGGCTAATTCTATTTGCTTTATAAATAGATATATATGTATCCATTTCATCTTCATAATTACTTAAAAACATATATAAATTCTTTTTAGTAAAATCAGGTTCTATGTATTTAATACTATATACATTATCATCAATTAAAACTATATGATCACTCTTTATTTTATTCATATATGGAGTGTTAATCTTCAGTTCTATTTTATACCCTGTATCATCAAACTTTAACCTATCCTGCTCTCTAATGGTTTTATATGAAAAAAAGAGCTTACCCTCTTGAATAAACTCTTTTTCATCTAATAAAATTTCATTATTATCATACTTTTCTACATATCTACCAAACTTCAATACTCCATCATTATATTGATTGATTTTTCTTTTCAGCATATTGCTTTACCTCATATATAGCTCTTATTTGATAGATTTCATTCATATACTTTTTATCAAACTCATCTAAACAATCATTCCATGAGTATAAGCAGTAATTCATAAATAAATTACGTTCCATTCCTGGTTTAGAATAATCTATATCTGATCCTAACTTATGATTTAGTGCAATTTTCGCATCTTCAATAATATCTTTTACCTTAAGTTCAGTATAATTATCTTCCCAAGTAATATTTAATTTTCTCTTTACACTATCAAGTAATTTATTTTCTTCCATAAAACTACCTACTACTTAGCCTTTCTACTAGAAGTAGATTGAGTAGCTGCACTATCTGTATTTACAGTTATATAAGCTGGGTTTAATCCAGTTATATCTAATAATATAGATACAGTATCATCATAAGCTTTACCAGCACCATAAGTTTTTATTTTATAATATCTCATATCTTCTAAAAACTTATATTCATCAGAATAAGTTATAACGCCTTCTTTAGCTCCACCTATACACATGAAGTACTCTTCTGGTAAACATATTACGGCCTTTCCTGTCTCTAACTCATTAGATATAGTAACATCTGTAGGGAATGGGAATAAGTTGTTTATATATGTCCCTGATGTGTTTTGTACAGTTGTAGCAGGCATTATTTTTGTTAAATAATCTTCTTGATTGCATATTAATAATACTTTACCAAACTTTCTCATTCTACCTTTTTCATTCTTAGCCATTTTCGCTAACAACTTCCCATATTCGGCAGGAGTAAATGATGTTACAGCAATAGGAGTTTTTGGTGGATATACACCAGCAGATACACTTACATCTTCTGATACATCTCTAGTAAGTCCTATTGGTTGATTTTTACCTGTTCCATCAACTATTGCTTTTTCAAGTCCACATAATATTGCATCTTTTAAAACAGCTCTTATATATGCATCTAAGAATGTAGGTCCTAAATCTAACATATCTAAAGGTATAGCAGCAAATGCAGATAATTTATTTTGAGTTATATCAACTATTTTAAATGCAGATGTTATTTGTTTTGTTATTTCACTGTTTAATTCTCCCCATACAGCAGTATCTAAAGTATGGTCATTTAATACCCATTTAGTCATATATTTAGCATAATTAAAGTTTATTTTATCAAGTAATGGATGCTCCTCTACTAATTCCTTAAATACATCTTCTATTATAGTTTCTGGCATTATACCTTCTGGTAAGGAAGATAATTCTATAAATGCTTGTTTTGGATTAGGGCTCTTTGATGCTTCGATAAACTTTTCATAGTATTTTTCTTCTGCATTAGTTAATTGTCTATATCCTCTTTGAGATAGTATAGTTTTATCTTGTGTCATGCTATATTCTGCAAAATCAGCTTTTACAGTATCTACTATTGATTGTTGAAATCCTACCCAAGCTTGTTGTATATCTTCTTCTTTTCCTTCTGTCATAGCCTTTTGTAATGCTATAGCCGCATCTTTTTGTTTTAAATTATTGAAATTTAACATGTTTAACTTCCTCCAAATTTTATTATTTTAAAATTGCATTAAAAAAAGAACCCATTAAATTTTGTTTTGGTTCTTCATTGTTATCATCATCTTCTTTTTTATTGTTATTGTCATTATCTTCTTCATTATTTTCATTTTCATCTTCATCATCTTCTTTTTGAAGCAACTGTTGATTTAATATTAATTTACATAATGACTTTTTAACACTTTGACTTACTTTTTCATTATTTTTTTCATTTACTATTGATGTTGCAAATCCTTTTTCAAGTGCATCTTGAGGACTTATCCAACTCTCATTATCAAGCATTTGTTTTAATTCTTCTTCTGTAATATTAACTTCTTGCATATATGCATTTATAGATGCTTGAGTTATTGCATCTAAATCATCTGCTTGTTTTCTTAAATCATTTGCATTTCCAGATGTATAAGTCCAAGCATTATGTATCATAAGTAAACTTGCGGTAGACATTACCCTTTCATCTCCTGCCATAAATATTACACTTGCTGCTGAACAGGCAAATCCATCACAATATGTTTTTATCTTAGCTTTATGTCTTTTTAGATTATTATATATCGCTAATCCTTCTGCAACTTCTCCACCATATGAATTTATATAAACATTTATAGTGTCAACATCTAAAGCCTCTATTTCTTTTGAAAGAGTATAGTTAGATACATCACTTTCATGCCATTCCCAAGAAGTTATATCTCCATATATATTTATATTAGCTTCATTATTTTCTTTTACTAAAGAATAATACTTCTTATTCACTTAATTCACCCTCCTCTCCTTTTAATCTATTTTCTATAGTGTCATAATTTTTAGTAATAAAATGAGTTTTACTAAAATCACTATCTAATGCAGGATAATCTATAATTGCTCTAACTTCATCTATACAGTTAACCCCGGATGCAATTAACTTGTCTACTTTTTCTGCTACATCTAAAACATCAATATGATTTATAGTAGATGTATCGACTTTTATATAGCATCCTTTTTTCCACCCTTCAAAACCATAAACTTTTCTAGTTAATTCCTCCCCAATCATATCTGCAATAGGATCTATACAAAACGTTAGAAATACTTTTACTATTTCCTGCATATTAGTTATATTTCCTAGCATCATATTAGTTGGAATCTTGAAGGTTTGTCCTACTATTTCAAATATTTCTTTTCTTAAATCTCTAATATCTGAACTATCTTTTACGTTTGATTTCGGAGATATATCTATTAGATCATATCCTTCAAACTCTGGGTATACAGCATTATCATTTTCTAAAAATGTTTTTAACTGAGCTCTTATTACCTTTTCAAATGTCTCATTAAATTTAGCATCATTTGCTTTTATCTGTGACATTTTAAGTTTGTATTTACTTCGATTAGATTTAGAGAAATTATCTACGGCTATAGATAATAATTTCCCATAATCTTGGTATAATCCATCAATTAGCCTTTTTAAGTGAGTATTATCTAGTCTAAATAATAATACCTCTTCACTTGTAAATACTTTGTTAAGCTGTAAGTTATCTATTGTAACTCCATTGTATTTATTTCCAAGTATCGGATATTTATTTACTGAATAACTATCTACACAGTATAATTTATCATTTAAATCAATAGCTATTGTCTCACCATCATATACCATTTTTTCTATAACCTTATGCCAAAACTGACTCGAGTTTTGATTTAAATTAGGTGAGATATTTAAGGCATAATAATATTTATCCTTTACTTCTTCTTTATTCTCGTATGTTTTGATTTCACATTTTGATATAGCATTAGCAATAAGTGTTATAGCTGTATATATAGCTAATTCTTTATAGAATATTTCTGATTTTATCTCTCCTGTTATAGTATCAACTACTTCTCCATTAGGTTTAGTTATCTTTGGCTTTTCCATAAAGTTAAATATCCAATCTTTAAAACTCACAATTATATCACCTCCTTTCAAATTAAATTATAATAGGTTCCAAGAACATAACTTCTGTGTTTTCAGGCAATTCATTTGCTAAAATCATTGCATTTACTAATGCCATAAACCCGTCAGTCTTTCTATAATGAGGTTCTATTTTACCGTAAGTTATATTACCATTTGATTCAATCTTTTTAGTATTATTGGTATACCATCTCATAATAGGAACATCTCCCCATACAAAATTTCTATTTATGAAAACTGAATTTATTACTGGTGCAATTTTCATTATGTCACTTGGCCTTATAAGTTTTATATTCTTGTATTCAAATGCATCAAATCCAATTTCCTTAAAAGTCCTATTTAAAATTGAATATCTAAAATTATCTATAGCTATTTTTAAAATATTATACTTGGTCCCCATATCAGCAAACCAATCTACAACATGACTTGGACTAACTTCAACATCTTCAACTAATGTTATATCACCTTTATTAATCCAATCTTTTATAGGTGCTTTTATACCTGGTAAATCTCTTGATTTTGCACATACAAATGTATGGTGTAACATATAATACTTTTCAGACTTTCTAAATAATAAACAACATGCTACAAAGTCATTTGATTTAGCAAAGTCAACTCCACCTACACAGTCCATACCTTCTAATTCTATAAATTCTTGATTAGTTGCTAATATATCATCCCATGTAGCAACTTCTACTTCTTTATTTCCTATAGGAAAATTCATTCTTTTAGCCATAAACTCTGGAAAATAATCCATTTTATATGGCATATCTAAAACTTCTTTTTCTATAGTACTTTTTAAACTCGGAAAATCATTAAGCGAAGGAATAGCTTTTATCCACTTTTCTGGATCTTTCCATTCTTTTTCATCTTCGATTCTGCACCAAAACACTAAGGTCCTATTAAGTGGATTGTATTCTTTCAATATATCATTAGCTTGTTCTAGTTCTCGATCTAGCACTCCACCTCTAACGTGTCCATTAGTTGTTATAGTAATTTCTCTACCATGCCATACCTTACCAAGACCAGATGCTAATGTATTCATATTTGTAGCATCTAAATACTCATGTTTTTCATCATAAATTATACATCCTGTTCTCTTTGAGTCTTTACCTCTTTTTGAAGATGTATTGAATCTAAGAACTGACTTTGTTTTCTTTCCAAGTATTTTTTCTTTAGTAGCATAATAATTAGCTTCAAGTGCTTTCTTTAACTTATTATTAAATGGCTCTTTTACTATTTCGTATACATCATTAAAAGTTGTCATTGCCTGTTCTTCACTATTTGCAAGTAAGTCTATATTGTATCCTCTAATACCATGGTATGGACTTAAGAAATAAAAGCATAAAAAAGATATAAAACCATTTTTACCACTACCTCTACCTACAATAATTCTGATATCTTTAAATACTATATCTCCATTTTTAAAAAATACTCCAACTATAAGTGCAAATAAAAATACCTCCCATTCAATTAACTGATATGGAAAGTACTTCTGTAATGATAATCCTTTTTCAATTTTATCTTCATCAATATAAACATCTTCTCTTTCAAGAATAGGAATAACTATATTTTTAATCATTAGCTCCTGTTCTTTACAATGTTCTATTTCATTATTTAATATTTTTTCCATATAAGGATTTATGTATTGACTATAAATCTTCATAATCCCCTCCGCCATTATAATTAGGTAAAGGTACTAATCCTAATTTGGATTTTATATCTAACATAACTTTTAATATTTTAGGTAACTCACTTACACTATCATTTTTTTTAACACCCATTTGTTTTCCATTTTCCCATTGTACAGATACTCCTCTCTGTTCAATATCTAACGTTAATTCATTTGCAATTTTACAAAGTTTAATATATCTCTCTACCCAATCTATATTATCTTTTGTATTAGTGCCATTTCTTTCAAGTTGTAAAATCATATCTGATCTTATAGCTTCAATATTTCCCGAATTTTGCACACTTGCATCTTCGCACACTTTTTTGAGTGCATTTTTTCTATTCCAACCATATCTTCTTTTCCAAGATTTAACGGTATTTTCTTTGACTCCATATTTGGCTGCAATATCTTTGTATTTCATGCCTGAAACGTAGTCAATATGTGCCTTTTCATAATCTGCAAGTTTTCTTTCGTTTACCATATTCACCACCTCATTTCCCTCATGAATATATCAATTGCACCATGCAACCTTGAATAGTTGCTACCCCCTCGTGGGTTTTGTGTTCTCTGTATATGCCAATACCCCCTTCCGCTCGCACACCCCCCAATTTAAAAGGGGTATATGGGGAGTGGGGGGTATTTACCAACGTTCCTCATTAATTGGTTCTTTCTTTTGCTTATGTTTCTCTGGATGTAGCTTATTATGGCAATCAGGACAAACACATATTAAGTTTCTATATTGTTTTCCTTTGTGTATATAAAACTTACTTAAAGCAAGTTCAGGATGCTTGTCTACAAACTGAACATGATGTACTGTATTGGCCCTAGTTACTTTTCCTAGTTTTAAACATTCTTGACATTCTTCCTTTTGTTCCTTAAGAACTTCTTTTCTTAACTCTCTCCAATACTTAGATTTATAAAAATCATCTATTTTACCTTGAGCTAATAACTCTCTTATCCATTTCTTAAGTTCTAATTTATTCATTTCATCTCCTATAATAAATCAATCACTTTAAACTTTAATCTATCGGAATAAGTCTTCATATTATTTAAACAATTAAGCTTCTTCTTACTATCACTTAGCTTCTTATATCTTCTCTGTTCTTTTAGTATATATTGATCTACACATTCTGTTATGTATTTTTGTTTACAATTATTACATTCAAAATAACTTACATTTATCATTAATTCATCAAGAGTTTTATGTTTTATATCTTTACGTTCTAATAAGAACTCTTGCTCACACTTATCACATTTTATATTCATATTAACAACCCTCATTTCATAAAAATAGCCTAAGAAATTAATCTTAGACTATCTAAAAATACACCTAAAGAATTGACGTAAACTTAGTTTATAGTCGCATTACCCTACGACTTGTATGAGATGCAAGGTCTAGGAATCGAACCTAGATAAATACCATGCCTTACTCGTTGACAAGGAAGAGGGAAGCTTCCTTGTCCAATCTATACGCTTTTACGGAGTTAAACACACAATGAAGAGGGAATTCATTCTATGTCTATATTAACATACTAACACTTGCAAATCCCTATTGAAACCCCACGTTTTCCCCATTAAATCCCTAGTGCATCAATTCCCCAAAGTAATACAGATAATTCTCTTGTTACTATATCATTCCATCTCTTTGGAGTATTTTTACCACAATTAAATTCCTCTTGTATATCTTCACTTGTCTTGCCTTCTATAAAGAACATTTCAAATGATCTATATTTCTCAAACTCACCTTTTTCTATAAATTTTGTTTTTAAATTAATCAACGCTGCATCTATATACTCTATCATCTTAGCCGTTCTAGTTTTACTTCTAGCTATACTTTCTAACCACATATAGTCTACTTTAACTTCACATTCATCTACAAAATTAAACTTTATCTCAACACTATCGCTATTATTTAAATGTTCTTTTAAAGTATTATAATTTCTCATTAATAATCTTGTGTTATGAAATCTTTTATCTTTACCTTCAAACATAAGCTCTCTTAAAGCCTCTCTAGCTACTTCTTTGGCTAATTGTTTTATTTCTTCATTACTCATAAAAATCTCCACCTATCTTATATATTCTTCTATTGTTAATCTAGCTTCATCAAATCCATTACATACTACAGCTTTATATCCTTGAGCATTAAGGTTATTAATCCATTCTTTCTGCTTAGGAGTCGCTTTATTGCTTCCATATTTTAATTCTATAAATAAACCATTGTATCCACGCCTAGCTACAGGTAAAAATAAGTCTGGAACACCTGCTTTAACCCCTTCTTTTTTTAATTTAATAGCTTCTAGTTTATTTCGTTTCCCACCGTTTGGGATATGGAATATCAAACCTAGTTCTGGATACTTACATCTATTTATATCGCACCATTGTATTAATGTTATTTGCTCACTAGCTTCACTTCTTTTCATACTCATCATCCTATTATCATTCAGTTATCATTATCAATATATCGACCGAGAGCGACCATTAATCTACCTCAATCAATACTAAATTATTATTTTAATTACTCTTTCCTTTCATTTAGAATACTTTGTATTTCTTTTATTTTTTTAGTTCTTCTTTCTATACAACAATCTTTCGGTATTTGTTGCATGATCTTCTCTTGTCTATCTATTAAGTAATGTAAATCTCTATTACTTAGAGTTCTAAGCCATTCTTTATAATCCATTACTACTAAAATCTCCCTTTTATTATCTGATTTCTCTTAAAAACTTTATTTTAATGAGAATTATCTATCTCATTTAAAGATTTCAATGCCTTAACATACCAAATATTATCTATATCTATATCGCTTATATCTTTTAATTGTTGTTCGTTTTTTATTATTCCCCACCAACTTTGACAACCAAATATTATTTCATTAAATTCAAATACAAATATAGCTGGATTAAGGTCATAAGAAACATTTAACTCATTTGTATTTGAATTATGAGAGATTATATTTCCTATAGGTAATTCTCCTAAATATATTCCTAAATAAGTTTTCCCACCATACTTTTCATTGCAAGGTCTTATTTTTACAAATTTACCCTTATCTTTATCTCTCCATCCAGAAGTATCAGTATCTACGTTTATTTTAGACACTTCTATAGGATATTCTATATATTTACTCTTATAATTCTCACATACAAAGTTTTTTGTAAAATCATATGGTTTATCAAAAAATCGAGCATCACTTTCTTCTACACATTCCTCATCTATTACTTCTTGTATTAATCTTTTATATTCTTCATTTTCTGATAATATTGTGCATCTATCAAATAAATCATCTTTTTTACAATTCTTACAACATCTT